TTGCCATAACAAGCGCATCAGCTTGATCATAATATTGAGGTTTTGGATTTCCATGCTTAGTATATTCTACTACAAAATCGGGTTCATTGTCAAGGAAAAACTTCATAACAATTTCTTTAGCTTTTTGACCACGCTTAATGGTAATCCCGCATTTCTTTCTAGCTGATACTGCTGGGATATATTCTGGCTGTATTTTAAATTCTTCATAACAAAGCCATGATAAAATTCCATTAAACTTAATTAATGTTGAAATAGTGTGCGATGATGACTTACCCATCATAAACATATTTAAAGCAGGTTCAATAAATATATCTTGAATTTCATAACAATAAGAAATATCTTTTAATCTTTCTTTACAATGTATAACCTTTGAATAAAAGTCTGGGTAATGGTTTTTATTGCGCAAATCCCAACTTCCAATTTTGACTATGGTTCCGTCATAATCAATTATTGCATAGCCAGTTATTGATGTAGAAATATCTAGGCCAAGAATCATTCTTCACCAGTTTTTTCATAACCTAAATCACGTTGGATTGATAATCCTTTAATCTTACGCAAGCCAGGTTTAAGAGTTGTATCATAATAATATTTTACGTCGGCTCCGTGAGTTAACACAAATCTGATTTTATATTCTCCCACAAAAGTTTGAGTAGAAGTTGAAACTTCTTTTTCGCGATAAACAGTTGTAACATTTTGAATCGCTCTCATAAACCCCATAAGCTCGGTGCGATCAATCTCCTTAGATTGTGTAAGGGCTAAATAAAAATGAGCTTCATATTCATCTTGAACAGGTTTTTCTTTTTCTGTAAGATACTTACGCCAATTTTCAAATTCTTTTTCCATTATCATAAATAGATTACCATTATATCAAAAATCTAGTTTTAATTTAAATGTATAATCATCCATCTCCCTTTTTCTTATTGGATTAGCTAATTTTGCAATAGCAATAAGATTTTTGTCATCATCATAAATGCCAATCTGATCTATAAATGTGATTTTTTGAAAATCAGCACTTGAGCTGACGAAAGAAGAACTTGCCACATTCACAATCGGAGCCCGTATTGATTCCACAAATTGCGTAGTTCCTATGGAAGATGTTTGAGAAATGACAGAGCCATACTGTTTATATGTTGGATTATTTGAATGATTTAACTCTCCCTTGGAAGCGTGAGCCAACATAGTGAGTGTTGGAACATAATTTGTTCCGCTGAATATCATAGAGAAGCTTGATGATGGGAGATTTACGTTGAGACAATCTCCAGATCCATTTGAGCCTGTATAACCAAAATCAATCCAACGAGGTTTCCCTGGGGTAGCAGATCTTGGACATAAATATTTTTCGGTGTGTGAACTTAAAGGCCAACTTCCCGTTAAGATAACAAAACCCTCATTGTAAAGAACGACCCCTGCTATCGAACCACTTTGAGTAATTGTAACTCCATCACTGCTAGTTGCGAATTGTCTTAGCTCTCCGTTCATTTTGTCATCTTTTAGTTCTCCGATCAAAGTACCTGTTATATAAAATTTTAATGAAACGCTTCCTTTTTTAATGGAGGAGCCATAAAAAATAGAAGGTATACTTATCAGGCGCATCTCTTGAGTAGCTTTGTTCCCGAAATCAGAATCATAAGCATAAGCATAGCTTAAGTTTTGATATGAATTTAAAGCGGTTTTTAGGGCTTGAATTTTTGGTCGCGATTGATCTGCTTGATACCTATCCAAAGAAATAGAAGCTGTTAAAGGATAGGAACCATTAATTTGTTCACCATAAGCAAAATCACTATTAAAGGCTGTTGTCGATACTGTTTTGAATGCTGTTAAAGAACCATCCTTAGTTACGAAAGGATAAATCAATGAATCTGAAGGTCTGTCAACATTTAATTCATATAGACTAATAAACCCACCAGTAACAGGCCCAGTCATTTGTGTAACATTTGACACAAACTGACCGGCAGAAACTCCTTTGTTATTATAAATGACCCTTCTGTCATAGATATAAAAACTTACTTCTGGGAAAGTCTTTATTCTATTATAAAAGATATCATTAGGAGAGAACTTATAAGTAGACATACCTATTTTTAAATAGTTCTGAATTAATAATCAAGACGCACACGGACTGTCATTTCGTTTGTTGGATCTTTTTTCAGTGCTTCTGAAAGTTTTGCTACTGCCAAAAGCTCATTATCGGCAGAATAAAGCCCAACAGTTGTGATATAAGAAACCGGCGCATCTTGCGTGTTGTTCTTCACAACAATCTTGCTTTGGCTCAAATATGTTGGATTTGAACTATAATTAAAATCGTTATGATTAATTCGGCAGAAATGAATCGTTGAATTTAATTCTGTCGTATTATTAAAACTTATAGTATCAAGCCGGTGGCGTAGATTATTGGCTGCATCCCGTATAAGACTCCCAGTAAAAGAGGCAGTAATGTTATTATTGCCAGCCATTGTCATGTTTGTGTCGGCATTTGATTGTATTACGCCACCTTGAGAAGTTCGGAAAAACACAGAACTAGACAAAAATATAATCCCTGCTTGATAAAAAATAAGTCCAACTTTTGGTGTGACGGGTCCGTCTGGGTCATATCCAACAGACATAGACAAAATACCATATTCGCCAGCTGGTGAATTTACACGATAATCATTTTGAGCATTTGTGTCTGCAATAGTTACTCTGGCATCGCCTCTGCCGACTGCTGTTTCCATCGGTGATGCCCACGAACCAGTTCCGAGCTTCATTGTAAAGGAACCTTTCTTAATTTCATCCTTTGACAAAAGGCGAGAAAAATTAAGAAAATATCCGTTATCTATTTTTGTTCCGCCATCAGTAATGTTTCCATCTTCGTCGAATCTTAAAATAGAACCAGTCGCATCATAGCCCATAAGGACTTGTGCCATTTGATTATAGATATTAATTTTCTTGGCATTTTGTACACTAGTTGAAGAAGATAAAGGCGACCCCGGAGCATATCCGCAAGTAATATCAAAAATATGATTAGCTGAAGAACTTAGATAAGGATAGTCATAAACACTTTGAAACATGCCGTGAGCATAATTTTTAATATTTGAGCCACTTGGATATGTTCCGTAGGTTCCAGACACAAGAGCGCCCGTTAATGGGATACTTTCGTGTAACAATGTCTTTGTTGATGTAATATCGTTATTGAGAAATGTTTTATATGTCGTTGCCATTATTTATCCTTTACACCTGTTTCTTCAAAAATCTAACTGGAATATCAAGTCTATAGCCGGTTGTTGCGCCAGTTACTTTAATTATAGTGTCAATATAATAATATGTGTTTGCTGATCCGCCGCCCAAATCTTGTTGCTGTAGTGTGCTTCCTAATTGCGTAAATAAGTAGGTGCTTGTTTGCAAATCGGTGGAGGCTTGAATTCTAAATTCTAAATATGTACCTCGTGGTCCTTGGATTGTGGTGCTAGAAGCATTATTTGGAAGATTCGCAATAAAATTAGTGTCAGTATTTATTGATAAATAATAGCTTGCAATATTGTCGTCGTCAATAAACGAAATATTGGCAGCTACCCCCGTATTGCCCTGTACAAAATTTGGACCCGATACAATTGTACCAAATCGATTATCAATTTCGATAATATACTGGGTTTCAGTAAGGTCTGCATCAATTGTATAATCAGAAGAAATTTCCGTTGTATCAAGACCTTGGTCTACTCGAATAAAATTACTATCACCGGCAGTGGCACCGAATGGATCATAACCGTCGAGTCGTCCTTTAATATCTTCCGTAACAGTGCCGTTGTCTTTTTCTATTAAGCCGGTAATTATATTTTCCTGACCTGCCGTATTTTGATCAACCGCGCACCAAAATGATCCAGTAAACGCACCGCCAGAAGTTCGTGAAAGATCTCCGCCACCCAACTTTAAAACTGGCAAATACAATAAATTTGTTCGTGCGATTGAAATTAAGCGAGATTTCATAGTAGAAGTATTATTTGTAAATGCTTCTAAAATTGGTGTTTGAAGAATTTCTAAATCGTAATATGCACTTCCGCTTGAATTATTTTTATTATATGAACCATAATTGATCTCATCATCTCCAAGCGCAAACTTTACAATTTTAAACGAACCATCTCCTTTTGCTAGTCTATATCGACCAGTATCTGTTAATACTGCATCCAGAATAATGTCACCACTATTGTCTAAAAACGCCATAAATTTCTCCTATCTTCAAATAAATAGTTTGTTTTTTTACTTCTAACACAATTTTTATCCATTCGGCAATCCTTGATCTGTCGTGCGCCAAGGCTTGGTTTTGAATTCTACATTAAAATCAATTTTTTTGCCGCTTTGTTTAGAAACAATTCTAATTTTATATTTTTTTCCCCAAACTGGTTCGCTAGAAGATCCCAGCATAACCCCTTCATTATCAACTTCGGGAGGGACACTATTTTTATTAACACCGTTACTATCCACCAATTTAGATTCTTCTTTGTTAATCCCCAATTGATTTGTTGATGGCTTAATATAAATATATTTTTTACCACTTTTGGATGGAACCTGTGGAGGATCTTTTTCCTTTTTTATGGGAAACATTTTTGTTACTAATGTGTTGGCCATATCATGGTCCACCATCTCTACCTCATAAATTGCTGTTGGATTAGAAGTATGATTATGAACATCTTTTGTCCTAAACATATAATAATATTTTTTGTTCGGTGTAATATAATCAATAAATGATGCGGCAGTTGCTGATTTTTTTGGATCTTCAAATGCATCTGCGTGAGCTTCAAATATCTTTTTACCAGCAAATTGCTGATAAGATACTGGTCTTGTTTCCATTCTAAAGATTTCAAAAATCTTTGCCTGGTCGTCACTCTTAAAAGTTATTGGTTCATGAGGATCTAAAATGTCTTGCGCCTCTCTAAGCTTTTGTATATCGGCTGCATCATCTTCATCAATAGCAATTGGTTTTAATTTATAGTTTCCAACATTTCCTCTAAACCAAAAAAGAACTTTGTCGTTTTGATTACGATATGAAAGGATATCAAGATCAGGCCAAACGGGGGGAGCATCCATTACCATTTTAACTGCTTCATAATAGGGTGTTTTAATTAAACGAACCGAGGGAGATGAAAATACACATATTTTCGCCAACCAGTCATTGTTGGTGCTTTGGAGTTGAGAACCTGCTACCCCCTCCAATTCATCTAAAATATATCTATATTTTGTACCAAAGACCGCTTGATAAGCATGGATTTTATATCTATAACGTTTTCCGTATTTAACTTGAGTATCAATATATTGATGAACATCAATTTCATTTGAATTTGGCAAATAAATAGACTGAATCAACCTTGTATAATTACCAGCAGAATCGACAGCCCACTTCTCTATTTGGTAAAAAACAGTTTCTGTGTATGCTTTTTCACCATTTAAAATTTGATTAAATGTTCTTGTTTTTTCTAACATTAATTTAGAAAGTTTACCAGCCATAATAATGGTCATTAATGTTTTATAAAATGTGGAAGTGCTTGAGTTAGATATAACTTCAACTTCTTCGTTATATTCTCCAAGAAAGACCATATCATCATCACCAGGTGTGAAAGCCCTATCAGGATCAGAAGCCAAGCTTGTTACCCATCCAGTTATGTCCCACTGTTTTAGTGGCTCGTTTACTCGTGTATGACTTGGAAGATTAATTAATGTAAAATCACTAGATGCAATATCTGACAATTCTCTTTGTTTCCTTGCATACTGTTGGGCTCTGGCAAACCTTCCAGCCTTGCCAAGATTGCCATTCCCATGAAACGTCTCCAAAAAGTTGTATCCGAATCCCTCCCAGTGGGAAAAATGATTAACAGAATCAGTTGTGGACGATTCTTGAAACGTTTTCCAATATCCTATAATATTTATCCCCCATCCACTTTGACTTTTAACAAAGTTTTCTGTGGTTGGATTACCTTTAGAAAAAACTTGAGCCCCTGATGAGTTGCCCAAATAAACATCAACGCCATAATCAAGATTATCGGTAGGCGCTGTTGCTTCAGCTGTGCGTGGCCAGCTCGCAGGGTTGCGATTAACATACAAATTGTCCCAATTAATTATATCAATCCTATCGGCCAAATAAAGAGTTCTATCGGTCGTTCGCGTTAAAGGATTTACCACACTAGATTGTGGAATATAAGCTACAAATCCATTTTCTTTCTGAAAGAAATCATCAGATTTCTTCCCAATCCACACAATAAGACCAGCACCTTGAGGGACTTCCCATTCTGGTCGTGAAGTTATATTGCCCCAAGTCATCGGTTGATGTTGAGTTAAATCTGACAATTCTTTAAAATCAGATGTTGGGCTGATAATATCCTTGATCATTGTTGAACTTAATTTAGACTCTTTCAATGCTTGAGTAAAATCCGTGTTGGTATCAGTTGAAAAACTAATATCTATTCCCATTGGAAAATTTCTTTTTTTGTCATTGAAATCTCTATACAATTGAATATCAGTAAGGGGTGCTATAATATTAGTAAATTTACTCTCAACTTGTTGGGCTTCTGCATTATTGTTATCAATCAATGTTCTAAAAGCAGTATAGTTTTTTGCATACTTATCATAATATTGATTTCTGCTAGATTTTTTAAGTTGTTGTTCTGGAGTACGATTAATAACTTCCCTAGTTAAAGCCGAGCCATTTGCATCAGACGCATATAAAGTATCCTTTACCGTTTGTTGAAGCGTTATATGTCTCTCAAATATATCATCAATAGTCGAATCATCTCCTCGGACTATAACATCTTCGGGATCTGTTTCTTGAAGGACTAATAAAAACGCATACATATTTGGAATTGTGCGCTCATCAACAAAATCTTCTGCTATGACTCCTTCATATGAATCAACGTAAAAATTGTAAATTGATTTTACTTCTGCTGTTGGTGGTGTCGAAATTCCAAACAATCTTTTATCAACTTCTTTTTTAGGAAAAGGCATTTCCATTTCAAAAGTATGATCGAAAAATGTTTTGCCCCTTACTCCATTTCTAGAACCAAACATAGAAGCCACTCGTGGGTCATGAAATTCCGGCAGGTTAGGTTGAAGTGGTTGGGTTGAATCAATTTTATAAGCCCAGGCTTCCAAATTAACTATTCCACTCCCGCCATAACCTTGAGAAAGCGTTAAAATTTCTTTCGTTTCTTCCTCCCTTGATGGATTTCCAGTAGCATCTATAATACAACTATCAACACTTATATAATCAAATTGCCCAGCATAGCTAAACAACCCATCATCATCCCACTGTCGATGAGTCATAAATCTTAAAAGATCTAAATCGGGTGGAGCAAAATCTATTTCGCGGGATATTCCTCCAGCGTCACGCTGGGCTATAAATTGATTCAAAGAATATTGATTATACGACTCAACAACCAAAAGCTTTTTGGGTATAGGTTGTTGCACATTTTGTAAAGTTCTAGTAAAATCTACCATTTTTATTCTCCATATCCGCTATTGCCGCCAATTATACCACCTAGAATACCTGCTGCGAAACCTTCCACAGCTTGAATTCCATCGGCAAGACCACCACCAAGCTCACTGGCCAAAGCCGCTCCCTGTCCGAAACCCCCTACTCCTTGTTCTTGTTCGTCGCCCGTGTCCGTATCGCTGCCGAAAAGGGCACCCAAGCCACTGAAATCTCCAAGGGCTGCGAAAGCCTCCGCACCCCCGGCTCCAAATCCAGCAGCCAACTCTTCTAATCGAGGATCAAATTCTGCGCCTGCTTCTAAAAATTCTGTAAAACTTCTTTCTTGTTCTGCTTCTGCTGCTTCTCTCGCAAAATCGTCTTCTTGGGTATCTTCTTGAACTCTTGGGGGAACATTTCCTGGTTGTATCATAAAATATTGTTCATAAAGTGGCAATTCATTTTCTAGGCTGATGCCTGCAATACTATTTTCATATGGTCTAAATCTACATAATAAATATTGATTATTAGTGTGAGCATCACCATATATTGTTCGTGTTAGTGGCACCCATTTTTTTTCTATTAAAGAAGGTACATCGGCGTTTGCGCCCGCGCCGACATCTTCAGTAATCATTTCATATCCGGTAAAAACTTCCAATGTATAAATAGTTTCAAACACATATCTTGTAAGTGCTCTGCCGCCGCTGCGTTCTTCTCTCGGCTGATTCCAATCAGTAATACCACCAACACTATTTCCACGAGATCGGCCCCAGAGAGCATTTACTAAGTCCATTCTAATATCTAATCCGAAGCCGCCGCCAGAAATAACAGGCTTGCTAGCAATTGAAAACAAAGCCTTAACTTGATTGGGAAGTGTTGACATAAAACTTCTAATATCGATAGTCTGCAAAACTCCATTGGCATCCGGCATTTGTAAAGTTGGTTGTTGAGCGCCGGGTAATGTAGGATCCATCAAGCCCCATTTGGCCAAATGTCCAGCCGGATTTGACGGTTTATAAAGTTCTAAGTCATTATTTTTTAATGCCCTCAATGATATAGAAGATACATTAGTAGCACCATTAACATTTAAATTGCCTAATATTTCAGTAAAGTTAGAATAAGCATCTCTGTTGAGTTCTTTCTGTTCATCACGCAAAGTATCATAATACGTATTACGATCATCAACCAATACTTGATTCGATGGTGGTTGTGGCCCAGGCGGAACAATAGGAACTTGGACTTCATTTTCTGGCACAACTGTTAAATTAAAATTAGTTCCTACAAAACTTGAGATAGAAAATTCTATATCTTGTGCTAATTTTGTTCTCTGCTCTGAACTAAAATCATTAACCCATCGAGAGGCATCAGCTGCCAACATTTGCGGATTTGAATTTACACCACCGACTTTTACAGTTCCACTCAAAGTATTGATAATCGTTGGAGTAAAATAAGACATGTCCCCATCTCCAACATTATACGTTGTGGCTTTTCCAACTTCAGGAATATTTCTTATCCAAATAAGTCCTGTTGCGTCCCAATCAGACACACGATCATTACTAAAGATTTTTTTAGTTTCATTGGCAACCATATTGGTGAAGTCTGTTCCGGGTATAGTTAAAAGACCTCCATTATTATTATAATCAGCAATATCTATTCCCAAAATATTAAGTCCAACATTCTTTGGCATGTTAGCATCAAATATGGATTGAAAACGATATTCGGTCTTGATCGTACTCATTTTAGGAGGGCCATAATCCTGGATGTTACTGGCAACTATTTGATTACCTTGAACCTTCATAAAATTGCCTTCGCCCGGATGAAGTGCCCAATTGCCATTACTGCTTTTTACGGGCCTCAACCCCTTAATTGCTTCCAAAAGAATTTGTTGTAATTCTTCTAACAACTTAAATGTGAGCAAGATGCCCTCAATATTGCCAGTATGCGGACTCATGTAATCTATAAGTGAATTTTTTATTTCTTGCTGTTCACCCGAAGGCAAATTGGCTAAAGTCGATATTATTTGAGAATATATTCTTGCGGCAATCATCCAAGGTGATGATGAATCTTGTTGATCCGGTTGTGTATTAATAAAATGTTGTGTAAATCTATTTGCTAAAACATTAAAGTTTGCGGGTCTTGGATCATTGGGTTGGATTAATCCTCTCGAATCACCGGATTGTTGTACATGCGGATTTTCATAAGGATTGCTTGCGCCTGGTGATCCAAGTCTGGAGGCTTCTGCATAATATCCTCCCAGAGCTGTTTGGGCACTCCTTAATTGTTCTATGAGATTTGCTAAAAAAGCAGGCGCACCATCTTTTATTTCTAAAACAACTTTATATTGATAAAAGCCATCTGTTTTATTTACAACTGATCGATCAACTCCAGTAAAATATTTTATTGGAAGTTGAGACACATTATTATCCCCTGTATAAACCTGAGTTCCAAAAACGCTTCTAATAGTAGACACACCGTCAAATGCCACAACATCTCCACTACTAAGACTAGTTGGCTTATATTCTAACAACAATTCATCGCCATCTGTTGTCTGAGTGCTGGCAGGGCCGACTGGTAATGAACCCACAGTTTGTTCTGTATCAGACATATACATAAAAGATGGTGGCGACGGTTCATTGTCATAAAATTTTCGTGGTCGATCATTGGCTTCACCGGCTGTGGATATGTAAAGTGGTTTAGAGCCCATTTCAGGACTTCCCTTTAATCTTATGCGATGAAGTCTTAAAGAAATAATTTCAGAACCAGCAACTACCGCATTTTTTGTTCTAGGGTTTTTATAAAGATTCCCAAAGAGAGAATTTTGTTCTAAAATCTTATCAAATCTCATAGAAAAAATGAACCGACAATTATTATTTAAATCTCTGGTCAAATGCATAGTAGAAAAATTTTGGTTTGATTTATTTTTATATTCATCCAACATTCTAGAAAATTTAAAACCAGATAACATCGGCTTTAATTTATTCTCAAGAGTAGAAAGATCTAAATTAAGTTTTTCAACTCTCTCAACAGTACGAAAATCTTGAATCTTCGTATTTTTAACTCCCTTTTTAAAAACAATTTCCTGCTTAACAGGAACTTCGTAGCCTTGATCATATACAAATTGACCGTTTGTAGCTTTTCTAACAGTTGCAGCTTCAGCAGCATTCAAAATAGCTCCGTCAGATATTTGATACCATCGACCAGTCCAATATCGGTTTGAATTTATTTGTACTGGATTTGGTCCATTCCAAACGACGCCGCTTTTGTCTCTAAAAATATAGGCAGTATTTATAACTTTTCCGCCTTCTATTACTTTATCAACCATTTTTCTGGAATAATATTTAACATTAAAAATATTTTGAAATGATGCGAAATTGATGATGTCGAAATCATAATCCACTGCAATTTGCTGTAGATCAAATTCTGTCCAAGTCACATAGGCCAAAAAATTTGGATTAGGATTTTCTATAGGCCCAAACGTTACATTATATGGTATATTTTTTAAATTAAGTTGTGTGGATTGTTGAACAATTGATGAAACACGTCTCCGATTTTCAATTATTTCTGCACTTTCGTTTGCCACGGCTTGTGTCAAAACATCATTAACACTTCCAACTACTTCACCCAAAGTTTTCATTTTAATATCGTCAACACCAAAAAGATTTTTTAAACCTGCTGGATTGTTTCTAATAGCTGTCATGGCTGTACCAAAATCACCAGCGGACATCAATTGGCCACAATATATCTTTATATAATTTTTTAAATCGAAGGGTTGAGTGCCAGTTTTTCTAGTGAAATTAATATTATTAAACCACGAAGCTTGTAAATCATAAAGAACATCTTTTACTGTCATGTTAATGGTAACATTTAATTGAGTTGGTGTTGGAAGCGGAGCGCCTGATGAATCGTCTATATCCAAAGCATAACGGCTGGCTTCACTCATCCCCGAGGTTAGTGTCGCTCCGACAATAAGTGGTTTAACATGTGGATCTCTACGAAGTGGTGTTTGTGGATTGGCAGGTTCCAAAGTTATTTTGCTAGTATAAACTTGTGGCGTAAATTTACCTAATAATTCTTTTTCACTTAAAAATTCCATTTATTAATATCCACCACCACCAGGTATTCCAGAATTAGAAAAATCAATATCAGTATCGAACAAGGATTCTGCGCTGCCAGTTTGGTTGAGCAGCTTATATTGTTCACAATCCAAAACCCTTTGTGAGAAAATACCCTCACCCTCATTCAAAGTATATTTACAAATAATTTGTTCAGGTATTTCATTGTCAACCAAAACATCCATATAATACTCAACATAACTAGGATCAAGATCTAAATTTGGGTTTTGAAATACATCCTCTTGTTGGTCCATTAAGATACCATTTTGCACGTCCTCAAACGGTTTAATAAAATAAAGTGGAACCAATCTTTCAATTACTTGTTGGTCGTTACACAAAGAAACATTCGAATCAATTTCTGTTGAAACTTCATAAATTTCAATATCAAAATTCTCATTTTCAAAAGTAGTATTTTTTTCGTTTATTTCAATAAGAAGTTCAGAATTTCTTGGAAGAATTTTTATGATCTGATTTCCATATAAATCTTCAGGATTATAATCACTCAATTGCCAATCAGGAACAACCTCAACTTTGCTTTCATATGTAACTGGGCTTATTTCCAACTGAGGAACATTAATCATTGGATTCGAACAAGTTAAATAATTAGACACTGCTGTTGAGCCACTAATCTCGCCGCTTATTAAAGAAACTTTCCATGCAGGCAATTTATCGCTACTTAATTCGGAAGTGCCCAGCATTGAAGTCAGCAAATAATTTTTGTCTTGGAAAGATTGAAAAAATCTTCCTTGATCAATTTTTGTGAAAACACCATCCTGAATAGCATAATCATCTTCTTCGGGTTGAGAACGAATATAATCATTTTCTCTTTTTATGTTTGTTTCTACACCGCTGAAATTATATTGAGCTTCCAAACGAGGGGTATCTTTTATAATTCTATTTTGAGAGTCGTTCTGTACTTCGCTCACATCTCCCCATTGAGAATCGTACAAAACTCCATCATCAAAAAATGCATAAAAAGATGGTTTAAATTTTCCTTTCGAAAGAAGACGCTTACCATATTGAGTTAACTGAAGGTCAATTACTTGTTCTTTTTTATTTAAAAATTTCATAATTAAGTTCCTTCAGTCTCCGTTTCTGGATATATTAAAAATTCATCTTCAACTTCAAGCTCTGCTAATTCAACAAGCGAGAAGTAATCATAGGGCCAATTATAACTAGCGCCAAGTAGTTCAGCTTCGTGTATAATAGTTGAAGTTTGGGAATCATCCGTTTCCGAAGGTGTGGCTTTATAATAATCAATATTAGCCCTTTTCTTCACCTTGAATACCATCCATCGTATATTAGCTGGGATCTGTTTACCACCAAAAAATTCCAAAGGTCCAGTTGGCCACGAAGCTTCACTTATTGCTTGCTCGGCTTGAGTTGAAATTTCAGGCATTAAACCTTGCCATATGTCAATCAAATCCTGGCGTTTTAATGTATGATTAAATTCCATAACATACATAACGAATGGTTCAATAAAATCGCCTGTTACAAGTGGGATTGGATCTGTCACCGTATTGGCTACGAAAGATCGAAAGGTAAATCGATTAGTTCTAAAATCAAGTTCTGGTGGGAAAATATATTTATCCATCATTAGCCCCAACTCTGATATAGAAGTATCAACAACAGGACCACCAGAACCCCATACAGAAGCTTGGTCATCTGGAATTGCTTCACCAAATTGTCGCTTGTTTCCCCAAAATGCTCGGAATCTTTTAGCACTATCAATATGATTATCCCCTAATGAAAAGAAATATTTTCCTAAAATCGGATCTTTGGTGCGTGTTGCCTGATTTGGATTGTTGTCAGGGGCTTCAACATATGGAATTGCCACAATTGCTTCCGATATTTCTTTGGAAAATGCCATTTCTCCCACTTGTTTTTGTTGAGTTTGACTATCAAACATTACGTCAATTAAAGAGCCGGTTGTTGGGCTGTTAATCTGACCACCAAATGCATTAACGAGACTTAAATTAGTATATGTTTCGTCTATTCCAAAATTAATTGATTTGTTAACAGGTAATTCACCATAACCCGACCACATCCCTATAGGGCCATCAGGACGGTCTTCAGCTGTAGTGCCAAGATTACCGGAAAAATCTAAAACTGGAGTTTCCATCCGTGGGCTAATAACCCACTTATCCAAACCAGCATCAGTAGTCGTATCGTTTGGTCCTCCTATTCCCCTGCTGACTCCCTCAAAATTAATTGAAGCATCTATGGTCATAGTTCCCGAATGGGCGGCGGATTGCAGCCCTCCGTGGCCAGCATACGCTTGAAATCGATCAGTGAGTGTACGATTGGAATATGTCGAGGTCACTTCATTAAAAAATTTACCAAAAGTAAAATTGGTAGCATCATCAGCTGTTGATAAATATTCTATAGTTACTTTAGAGCGTCCAAAAAAGTAAGGAGGAGTATATTGAGTATAACACAATGTTTCCGCGAAATTGAGGAAGTTTTCCTTCGTCGCCAACGGAGGTCCAAACAATCTACCGTTCACATCTCTAGTAGCAGGCAAACCAGGTGCCTTGAACACAGATTTCTCTTCCATCATCACCAAATCATCAGATTTGTCCAAATAAATATCCATGTAATACCGCGTACCGGCTTGCAATCTGTTCCGTATTTGAGACACATTAAAAGATGATTCAATTTTTTTAAATTTACCAGGATCTTCTGAATTATTTAAAAAGAAATTAGGGATTTCAGCTAAGAAATTACTAATTGCCAATTGATATACCCCATAATCAGAATTATTACTTTGAGCTAATGTTCTCGATGAGCCCGTTAATTCTACATATGGGGCGCGGGCCTGTCTTGCTGTTGGAGATTCTGGACAGCACACCGGTGCCCACGGAAAGGCTGCGCCACTGATGGCGTAGTCGTTTCGGGAACCTGTCTGATAAGTCGGAATAGCCAGGTACAATTTTTGAGTCGCAGTTTCACTTCCAGATTGATTGGGTATTCCTGTTTTTCCTAAAGGATCTAAAATAGATTCAAAAGGTATTTTATAATTAGATTTTAGTCTCAATGTGCCTACCGTCGCTGCTCCATATATTCCAGTGCCAACTGGAATAGAGCCTGTATAAGCTCCCCAAGTCACACCAATACCTGATTTAATAGTGTTATACATAATACCTGGTGCATAAAAAGGTTGCAACAGAGATTGGACCGCTAAAGCCCCCGAAGGTGGGTGATCGGGGTCTATAGTTTGACCTCGTTTCCACTGAATTCCGTCTACATAGGGAGCTATGGATTGAGAAAATAAAGAAGCCAATTGTAAAGATCGTTGTGATGGGTAAAACCCATTATAAGGAAGAAGTTTTTTGATCCCTTTGCATCTCAAAGTAAGGTTGGTAAGATTATCATCAGAATCAGTATCAAATTTTCCAAAATATTGTTGAAAATCTGAATTTGAATAATCATTAAAAAATTTATCACTAAAACCTCTTATATCATCATTAGGGGATGAATCTCGATCATTTGCGCTTGAAGTAATACTGGCTCCGTTTAAACTTAGAAACTTGTCATTCTTCGCTTTAAAATCTTTCGCCTTTGTGACAATATAATATTTTATGTGGTCTGAAATTCTAAATTCTGGAACAACTGTAAAACTTTTTCCTAATCCGCGAATATCAGCGGCATAATCTTCATAAGAATCGAACCAGGGCTTTTTGCCTGATAATTCTGCTGTGCGCCATTTCATTCCGATCATATAAGGTCCGTTGCTGCCTTGGGCACCCGCAATACGTGGAAAATGATAATAAAAAGCAGATGCTGTGGGATACCATACACAATGTGCTGAGATAGAACTGGAAACCCCTGACGGGTTGGCGCTGTCCCGACTAGTTCCTGCATAACCAGCAAAAATTTGATAATTAGCTGAGTTTAGTTCTCCGGTGTTAGGATATTGATCTGGGGTGCCGAACGCGACACCCGCGACTTGGGTACAGAGTTGTAATCCTGTCTGTTGGGCACCCAATGAATATGAGAGAGGAATTGTGCCAAAAGGATAAATACCAGTTGAGTGACCGTTTATTATTCCTTGAGAGTTTGGAATAGTTCCAGTAATATACCAGCTTGGATCAAGGGCGACTCCGACAGTTGCATTCGAAAATTGCACAACCCCTGCGCGTCTAGTTCTTAAGATATTCGAATCTCTCCAAAATGTTCTTCGCTCAAGTGGTCCTCGATCAATTCCATTTGATCCTACTGATAAAGAAGCAGAAAATGTATTTCCAAATAAAGACCCAATCGCAACTTCCGCATATTCAGGTCTTCCGCGAGCAGTTGTAAGTCCTGCGTTTGCCCCTCGCGGATAAACAATCTCTTTATAATTGAGCTTGTAAATGTTTGTCCATACAGAAGGATCAGCCTTCATTACATCATAAATCTGCATATCTGTTTTTGCAGATGGAACGTTTAACCAGTCTGCAATTGATTCATTATTAGAACCTATAGTTTGAACTGGTCCGTGCGAGAACAAACAATTATTATTTGCGTATGTGCTTCTTAATTTTGTTCTAACCAGATCAGTAAGACCTGTTCGTCCGCGACGTTCAGAAACCGCATGTTCTGTATCAAGAGCACGATATTTGAACACAACTGGAGGTACAATAAATTGTTTTTGAGTATCTGTTCGGCTGTTATAAAATACTGCTGCTTTTTCAAAGCCATTACCATTGGGTAATTCAGTAAGTCGTGGAGGTTGCATGATAGATAAAATATTATTATTTTTTTGATACCGTGCAACGGGTGTTTCACCAGTTCTAATTTGTTTCCAAGATGGATAACCGTAAGGACCGTTAATGTTATTGAAATGACCGTTAATTGTTCTTCCGTACAAATGCGACGAAAAAATGTATCCCGGTTCTAAAGTGTTTGTCGAGGGAGTAATAGTATATTTATAATATTCCTTTGGCCAATTGAATTGAAAATAATATTGTGCAAAATTAACATAATAAGAACAACCCCCCAACGTCGCCCAATCATAATTCCAACAAGATTTTGTCACAAACTGAACTGCCGATGCAGTTGTGGCAGTGCTTCCAGAAGGAACGGTAAAGTTTGAGGCATAACCAAATGGCTGATCTTTTGATTTATCATAAGAATCATTTATCCATGCATATTGCAATTCACTTTGTGGAATTGGGTGTTGGACATACCAATTATCGTAACGAGGGTTGGAGATGCGAGCGTTTGTTATAGAAGTATCGATTCCAGCCAGATAATCAAAAGCAGCCCGAGGATAATAATTACCTTTTGGAGTAATAGTGCTTATATAAAAAGTAATCCAATTAGCAGTTCCTACTGGTTTATGTTGATAGATAATCTGGGATCTAATTCTGGAAATTCGCAATTTATCTCCAACGGCAATTGACCGTGCCGACATTCTATCAATATCACCCTCAAAGACACGCACTTGAGTGGAACCTCTTAATGAAAAATCCCAAAAATCATCGACCTTGTTTGATATTTCCTTGTCATTAGAAGATAGACCGATAACCCAATTGGGCATAGGATCAATAACACTAACTTCGATTTCGAAATATCCAGTTGTTTCAATACTTTGATTGCTCTCGGCGGAAGATCCCCATCGGACTAGGGGAAGTCCAGCGGCAACAACCCCTAAAGTTCTATTAAAATTAGACAATTCACACCCGGTTCGGCCCAGTGGAGTTGTGCCACCAAGATTAACCCACTCAACTTCTCTGCTAAAATCGTTTATAAGAACAGTTGAACGTCCATTTCTATTAACTTTATGATAATTTGCTAAAGTGTTATAATCTTCTGTGCGTGGTTGGCGATATCCCTCAACTGCTCCTGAAACGGCCCAAGTCCCAAACTGTCCACAATAAGCTCTTTGCCAACCATCTAATGCGTTACGAACAATCTGATTTCGGAAATTTAAATTATTATAAATTGCATATTCTTCAGCATAAAGATCTAAAGCACCTCTTGAGCTAACTTCTGGTCCACCAGGAGCGTTAAATCTTTCAACAAAAATTGATTTCGTTGTTCCGGTCAAATCGTAACGTGGGAGTTGAAAAGACACCACCTCATCAAAAGTTGGAGATATATTAAGAACTGGATTAAATCCTTCATTTTTAACAAAGAAGCGATTGTTTAATGCACGCTTTGATGTTTGCAATACTTCATAATTTTTTCTAAAATTGCCTGCAACTTGAGAGCCAGTTCCCCATTTAATGTTGCGAATGTTTACTGGACGTTTTGCATAATCAGTACGAAGCATTGTTGCGCGAGGAAGATTCGCATCATAATTGCGTGACGCAATTTGAATATAATTGGAATCCGCAGATAATTCCCAAGCTTCAGCCCTGGTAGCAGTTGTATCTGCTGCTCCGCTGTTTATATTTTGATGTCGATATTGCCAGCCGCCAACATGAGCATTGGTGAATGGACCTTGTATTGGAGTTTCATTATCTTCTCCATATGAATCATTATGATAATTGGCTATCTGAGTGTTGCTTCTAAAATTGGATAAATATGAAGGAGTAATTGAAGAACTAAACAAACTAAACGGTGCAAACATTGAAGATCTTCCACCTTCATAGTTTTTAGACACATCGGCTAAAGCAGTTGTACTTTGGTTGCTTACAAATGCACCTTCAAGTCTCTTTTTGGCACTAGGATCAATAACATCCGTGCAAGCTTTTTCTTCAATTGTTGACGCCGTAAGTTTTAATTTAATTTGTGTAGCGCCGAAAGGATCTGTTTTTATTTGTGTATGAGCATAATCAAGTTTTTTTCCTCTTGAGAAATTTGATCCACCATGAATTTCTGGTAATTCTTCAACCATTAACCTATAGGGTTTTGTAAAGTTTCTTATTGCATATGTGCTTCCCGCATAAGTTGTTTTAGTATCGGTTGAATTTCTAGAAACTGCAAGAGTTGGGCCACTTCCGCTTCTAAAATCATTTGCTAATCTAAATGTGTTCCTTTGTGTGTCTACTGTTGAATTACCACGTAACGAATTATCAGCTTCGGCTCGTTCTTTCCACCAAAGACAATTAACATTATCTCGGTTTTCGACCGTCGCGGAAGTAATTCCAGCAGCTAAAGAAGGGACTCTTTCAACTGCTATAACTGGGTATAAGGTGGATGTGTCCTTGGTTGCACTAGTATAAACAGTAGAAAAAGTAACTCCCCCATCCGTACTACGTTGATATTCAATTGTGCCACCATCACTTCTTTTAATGCGCCAATAATCAGTCGTATTTAAAGCCCAAGTAGAGCCACCAGTAGGATCTGAACCATTCTCATGGATGAGCACGGCATTCGCGGAATTTGCATCGAACCAAAAAGCAAATGCTGGCTCATCGCCTGCGGAGCCTTCCGAAGTATGAAGCCCCACTTTAGCACTATTCGTTGTAGCATCGCTATAAGAGGATAAGAAAGTGACTGAACTATAAGTATTAATTCCTTTTGCATTTGCCCAGGAGTTCCATGCGTTTTCGCCAGAACCTTTATACACTCCTCCACAACCAGCAGACCAAGCACCAGGATAGTCAAACACTCTAAGATTAACCGGATTTTTCCATTCGATACAAGCAGTTTGAGTGTCTTCTTGTGTAAATGGAGCATGTCCTCTTTTCCACGAATAAAGCATTTCATTAATGCCTCGCACTCCAGCTTCAGGAACACTTTGTTCTACTTCCAAACTTGGGAATTTTGTCCAATATTTATTTCTTTCAAGCACATGACTTTCAACCATTGTGCGAAGTTTTTCAGAAAAACCAGCAGTTGCTGGCGCTAATTGAACTAGCATTAAACCTAGGGCAGTATCAATCCATTTAAAATATTCAACAAATTTTTCAAAATCGGGAGTATTCTTAACCCTCTCAAAATAAAGAGAACGTAATTTTCCTAAATCTTTATATTCTTGACGATATCGATTTACTGGTTCTCCAATTAAATTATTAAAACCAACGATTGTTCCAAAATAATTTATTATCTGTTCCGAAATTATTCCATACATGCTTTTTTCAAATGCAAAATAATAATCTATTGGCCTTGAATCTCGCGTCATCATTTGATTGTCTGTATCATCAATAATGGAAACCATATCTCCACTATTAACAACTTCAGGCAATTGTTGTTTGGCTGAATGGATATACCTTCTGTCTATTGAACCAGTGTCATTTACAGGAAAACCATAACCCATTCCAGTGTGTTGAGGCTGTGCAATTGAACTAAGCCATCCCCAGTCCAAAGAAGATGTCACGCCTTGTTCCACAGAGCCATAAAGTCCAGCGATCCAAGAAGCATCATTAGATGTTACAACAGGATATAAATCGCCCGTTGCGTTAACGGTGCTTGCATAAATTGTAGAATATGTTGCTCCATCATCAATGCTTCGCTGATAAAAAACTTCACCAAAATTGCCACGAATAATCCTAAAACGATCTGTTGGATTAGTAAAAGCCCATGATAAACCACCAGTAGGATCTGAGCCTGCTTCTCGGATAACGACTGCATTTGCTGTTAAGGAATCAAAAAAGAAAGCATAAGCAATAAGACCTTGATCCCCTGCACTACCCGCAGATGTATGAAGACCGCCATATACTTCCCACATAGAGGTGTAAGTGAACAATGGGTCAAAAGTAACAGCACCATTTGCACCAATCGGAGCTGCATTGGCCCACGAATTCCAGCCGCTACCGCCGCTGGTCTTGACGATACCTCCACAACCAATAGCAACCATATTGACCAGATTTTCCCAAGTTATACAATCTGAACTATTTAAAGTTCCGGGTCCACCAATATAATTTATAGGTCTTGTGGAAACATCAGGAACAACAAACTGTCCACTTGCATTTGAACTTGTTACAGTATCAAAATTCCAAGAAAGGGCGAGCGTTTCCATTTGAGGAATACTGACAATATTATTTCCAAGTGATTTACTTAATTGAGAAATATAAGCATTTTTATAAGGGTATTTTGTTCCAAAATTTTCAACATCCTGTGCGTGGGCTTGAATGCTTTTGTCATCTAAATAATCTATCCAAGCTCGTACAGAAGAAATCTTAGCACTACTGTTTTGAACAACACTCCCAGTAAAATTGGTTCTATGAGCACCAGCAAAGAATCTCTTATTAGAAATCAAAAATTGTCTTGCATCTGCTCCATCAATAACAGAAGAAGCTGAAAAGCTATTAGCAAGAGAATCTAAAACATAATTATAACCAGAAAATTCAACATCATAACTTCCTGTTGCGCTGCCAGTAACTCCGTCAGCTAAAGGATACTTGGTGGGTTTTACCTTAACTGCAAAATTCCATCTAGAATCATCATAAACATTCCTAAATAAACTACTGGTTAATAATGGGAAAAATCCTCCTGCTGTTCCAGTTAGGTGAAAACGGGCATCTTTAGAAGAAATTGATGGACGGACTGCTAAAACCTGGAAGTTTCCATAATCTGGTGATCCCCATGTAGTTCCCATCCATGAAGCGGTGACAGCACTGTGACAGCCAAAAACAGCTGAACTTGTAAAAGGAGTGTAAATATAATTTTTATGGACCCCATCTAAATTGCTACCGAAAATAGCCTCCGCTTCGTAAGTGTTTCCTCGATAAAATACTTCTGGGTTAGAACTAAGATAACCACGACTTTCAGAATTTGTGCTAGAAGTTTGTTGAAATACTGTAGCTGAAAACTTATTATCTTCATAAAAATTAGCATATCGCTTCTTAACAATTCTATAGTCTACATTATTTCTAAACTCATATTCGATGTTGTCACCATAAAGATTAATATTGACAAGCTCATCGTCAACACCAAAACAACGTATTAGATTTCTAAATGATTTTTCCGTTCCTTTTGATTTATAAATGTGAACTAAATTGTTATAAATGTTTTGATATATTTTATTTTTTGTATCTTCTAATTTAGACGAGAAATTTTTATAATCATTTCTTGATGCCAAATATTCTAAATCGGTAGCGTTTGAAAAAATATCAGAAGAAACCATTCCAAGAGAATTTATAAATGTTTCTGCAAAAGGATATGGTTTATCAGAACCACTAAAATAATTTACATCCTTAAGTGATGGAAGTGAATCAATTTGTAATTGTAAAGTATCAAAATAGCTAGCGATAATTTGTGTTAAATCTTTAAGGACTTCGGTTTGTTCGCCCTCATCTTCTTCTAAGATCCAATTTGGATATGAAGAATAAATGTTTGCTAAATTTTTTTGATCGTGTTGATATCCTTCTTCTTTTTTAGTTTTAAGAAGTGACACAACATCGGGGTGAGTGGAATAAATAATTGGATCTTTAAATTCAGCCAAAGATGCACTACTTTCAACAATCGCAGAACCTGATGACCGGCCACCCACGGAATAGCCCGTCCAATTACCATTTGTTACACGCCCAGCATAATCTAATATAACAGAATCTTTTGTTACTGTGGCAGTTGAGTTAAAGATACCTTCATTAAATTTATAATAAAATCCAAGATCTACAGGATTTTCATAACTATATTTTGTAGAAGCTGTGACTGCGCGTGTTATATCGCTATTTGTGCCACCCCCGACTTGAGTAAACCAATGACGACCAATTTTTTCAGCAGATCGTTCTGTTTTCCAAAATCGAAATTCATCCAAAGAAGCTGATAGTTTTCCGAATCCCGCTCCATCGACTTCGCCGCTGTCTCCACCATCACCATAACCAGTAGTTGCGCCAATATTCCCCATCATTGAGCCAGTGATTTTATTAATAGAAGTAAGAGAACGATCTATATCAACTAAATTTCCATTATGATAAAGTTTGCCAACTAAATTAGAATCATTATTCTTAAACATTAAGGCATAATGATTCCATGTGTTTCCACTTATAGGAAGTTTGGAACCAAGTGTAAATGTATTTGTTACAGCGCCCGATAAAATAGAAACATTAAAAGCTGCTGATGCGCTTAAAGCTGAAACACGGAAAAGCCCGATGGGTGAAACTGAAGAACTATTCCAAATATCTAAAATAATTTGTTCGCGAGATTCTGTAGTGATCCCCCAACCATCTTTTTTGAGCCAAAATTCTGCACCGAAGCCGGTGCTACCATTGATTTCTAAATTTGAAAATCCTGCACTAGCTGTATTATAAAGATTTAAATTATCAAATCTTAAAGAAAGCGGTTGATTAGGATCAATATTTTGAGGAAGGGTTGTGGTGTTGCCTAAAAATCCAATATATTCTGATTTAGTGCTCGCATCTAAGTTTGTAGAACTGCCGAATGTAACTGTTCCATAATCTAAACCAAGATTAATATAACCAGTGGTTCTTGGATATTCATTTTCAAAAATGTGACGGTCAAGATATGAGGAAGACAGGTTCCATTCTATTTTTTCTTTTTGGGAACCATCATAAGGATATTCACTCGTGATGTAATTGATAGAATCCGAATAATATTTTTCTGCTAGGCCATATCTTGCAAAATTAGAAGCAGAACTAAAATTAATACGGGGGATAAAACGTTCTTTATTCTTTATGTTACTTTTTACGTAATTCGAAGATTCAATACCAGAGCCAACCTTGTTTAAAGAAGCGTCGGCTAAGATTTTATTATCTTTATTTTTTTCAAAAAGATCTTTAATGTTAGCCATGTCATTACTCTTTTACTCTGAATCTAAAAATTTCTGGTTGTTCTTCGTAAGCACCATTAATATAATAGAGAAATTTAATTGCATAAGAATAATCTGATTCTAACAAACTTACATTTAAATCAAAATAACTGCCCGAACCATCGTAAGAAAGCCGAGTATACTTATCACTTCCTGTTCCATATGCAATAACATTTAATTCATCTCCTTCTCGATAAATCTTATAATATGCATTTTCAACATATTTATTTTCTATCTCTTTAGATGCTACTGTGTAAATAGTTGGACTCCAATCTTTTAAACGAGTAAAAAGGCGTAACCTAGCATTGTCATTCCTATAGTATTCTGACTGTAAATTAGTAATCGTAGTAACATAACGCGGTATTGAATATACATTAGAAGAATTAAAAGGAATAGGTGTGAATGATCCAGTATGAAAAACTCTAGAATCAGTAGCATCAATTGATGCACCCTCGGATCCAGTAAACCATCTATCATGTACAAAGCTCGCAGTCGTATTAAGAGCAAACGAAGCACTATAAATTCCAGTTGCCACCCATCCACCAGTAACAGCATTCAAATATTCAAATGAACCACTCCCAACAGCTGGGATTACTTCTCCCATAGAAGATGATGTATAAATTCTTACTCCAACTAAACGATTATCGCCAAGATTTGGAAGATCCGTGGGTTGACCTCTAACATAATTATAAAGATAAAGAGTGTTTAAATTATCCGCAGAATTCATATTTGAACTTGAAACATAAAAATTGCCTCGATTATCTTTCCGAGAATTATCCCATCGAGCTTCAATAATTGGGCGTTTAAAGAAATATTCACTTCCTCGTGCAGAAAACTTTTTAGTGTAAAATGAACGATTACCGCTGGCTTGACTGGAAGTTAACATTACTCCCACACCATAGTTCGAATAGCCAGCACCTGCTGGGCCAGTACCAGCAGTTCCTAAAATCCATTGTTCAACAAGTCCTGTAATATCGACCTCTAAATCGCCAACACCAGTTCCAAATGTTTGTTTATAATTAAATTCATTGTAGTTATCTGATGCTGCGCCCATCCAAGATGCGCTTAAAAAACTTCCTCCTTCGAGATTTTCGGGAACTATATTTGTCCAAACACTAGTTGCTGATGCGCTCATCCAATTTGAACCAGTCCCACCATAAGTTAAGTCTGAGTAATTTTCCATATCCAAACCATAGCCTTCTTCCCAGGATTGAGATATGGGAGAAACCACTAAAGTAAAATCACGCGGCAGAGTTTGATTGGTTGCAACATTAAAAACTCTTAAATAAAAATTTACACTTCCGCTTGCAGGGATATTATTATTATTTCTATCTGATATAATAGTGGTTCCAGTATCATCGGCTGTAACGGGAAACTGAACAATAAATTTACACTGTTCATTTGAAGAAGAGTTTGCTTGTGCATAAATTGAAAATACCTCCAAAGAATCGGCCAAACCCATATTGCTGCCTGTTCCGCGAGTAGTTAAATTTGATTCATAAGCATTAGTGATAGTATTATCTTTAATTGCTGTATATCTCTTGATAGCCATTTATCGTATGTTTCCTTTAATATCGACATCTGGATATTTCAACTCAAGAACTGCATTATCTGGAACAACAATATAACGACCATCATTAGAAATATGATTATCAATAATAAACCGAAAATTAGAAGAATAATTGTTTCCTGTTTTTTGATAAACTTTAACTCGTGTGGTATCTGCAATTCCGGGAATGGAATTAAGACGATTATAAATGGTTGAAAAATAAAACGGCTCTCCAATTTCTAATTTCTCGTTTAAAAATGCTCCAATTGATGCAACAGCTTGGTCCAAAATATCAAAACGATTCGCATTCAAAGATGTTACTATATCAAAATCAATCCCAATATTAATAATTTTAGCATCTAAAATATCAACAGTATCATTTATCATGCGGCTTTGGTTTAACCACTGTTTTAAATTTGATTTGATCGTAGAATTAGTTTGAATAAAATGACCGTTTACATCCTCTGATAAAAGATATGCGTTTAAATTTCTTTTTAAAGAGCCGCGATCCTTAACTATATTTACACGCTTAATTTTCCCAAATTGGGGTGGCATCGCATAACACATAGCTTTATAATCTAAAGCAGTCACAGCGCGGTTTTGAGAAGCAAAAGTATTATAAATCATTTGCTTTAACTCATTTGTTGATGGTAATGAAACATCTCCAAGAATTGGTTCTTCGTTATTTACTTCTAAAGAGTTTATAACATTCTCCACTTGATCTCCACTAAGAACAGATAAATCATTAAAATCAAAAAGAGGTCCGTCAACATTCACCAATCCATTAGCCGAAACATTAACATTGTCAATTGTATTTGCGCGATAAGTAACTGTTAAAATAGTATTTGAAGGAGCAATTCCAAACTTATCGCTTCCTAATAAATTTGTAGGATCTAGAGAGACATCACTTGTATAATCTTTTCCATGAACATCTAATATAACTTTGCTTGGATCAATTAATGTGTCTGCGGCTGTATTATCTTCTGAGCCAAAACCAAATTGTAAGACCATATCTCCTTGAACTTGTTCCACCATAAATCTTCGCGGAACCGCAAATGGTCTTAAGACCGCCGTTGTTTCAGTTTTATAATCGCTATCTGTATTAAGAAGTGAACGATAAACTACGTCTTGTGCTAAATAATCAACTTCATAATATTCTTTCCCCTCAGAATCAACCACAGAAATAATTTCGTTAATATTAGAGCCATTCAGTTGAGTCCGGAAAAACTTTTGATAATCTCCAACTACAACTCTTTCTTCAAAAAGTTCACCTGATATTACTTGTCCTTGAGCTTTAACTGCGTAAGAAGTTATATTTCCTGTTTCGGTAACTACAGCGGTGGTGTGCTCATTTGAAGGATTTGCAAAATTTATATTTTCATTAAGAGTGAAAGTAATTCCATCACCTGAAGAAAATCGGCTTCCTTTTTTTAATGTCGGAACATAAGCATAATCAAGATCATCTCCTGTGCTATTAGCAGGAATTATTATATAAAAAGAAGCTTGACCAGATGATGTTGAGCTTCCTTTAAAGCGGAAACCCATTTGACGACCTAATTTTATAACATTATCGTATTCAATTGCAGTATCAAGGAAACATTCATTAACATTATAATCAACATAAAAAGATAAAATATCTCCAACATAGGCAACAGTATCCAGCATCAAAGAGCCAAAACCGGCTTCACTGAAATCTTGGTAAGTATTGGCATAATATCTTTTCGCATAATTCACTAAATCTCTTTTTATAGAATTAAAATCGCGAGATGTATATTGTACCGCAGGATAATTTTTTGTGTTTGCCAATTTTGTTTCCCCTTCAGCAAATAATTAGTCAACAATAGTAGTTATTTCTAATTGATCACTCAACTCTAGTGGAACAATTCGATATTCTATTATGACTCCTAAAGAATTTAAATCCATTGTAGGATCTTCAGTTGCTGAATTAAATATTATGTTTTCGATATCTAAATAAGGTAAATATCTATTAACTTGTTGTCGAACTTTAGATGATATTCTATCATATAATAATGGGGAATCAATTTCAAAAAGGAATCTTTTGATTCCAATACCAAAATTAGGGTCCATCATGCGTTCGCCGGGAACAGTTAAAAGTAAATTTTTAAAATTTTGTTTTACTAATTTTGTATAATCCTTAACAAGAACATATCCCGTTTCAGTGCTTTTTCTTAGTGGTAAACTTGGTGCTAGCCATCCCATATAAAGTTCCTCCTTTAATAATTACTTCCACCGCCCATTGATCAACCGCCAGAATTATTATTTCCTCCATTATTATTTCCCCCATACCGATCATTAAACTCAGGAACCCCAAAATCTAATGGACAATCATCATCACCAGGATCTAGTGCAGGGCGCTCTGGCTCTCTTGCTAAATTATTCAACCAATCTGGGAATGCATTAAACCAATCAATAGGAACAAGTTGATCATCCAAGATCCAATAAGGAATTGTGTGAGGACCAATGGGCACCCCAAACGGTGCAGTCCACGGACCCCAAATTTGTGGAGGAAACAACAACAAACCAATCATCCAAGTTTCTGGGACTGGAATTAAATTGTCTTTTATTTGCCCATCTGGATATGGTGCCTTAAGTGCTTCGGGTGTGTCAATTCCAAAACCACAATCTTCTTTAGTTATATCATATTGCGTTGCCGCTTCAATTTGATTCCATGCGGTGCCTGCGGCTTGTTGAAGTGCTTTTGCCTGCATTTGCATAGTCACCATAGTTTTATTTACAGCCTTAATAACATTCTGAATATTTTTGGACATCGCCACATTCATGTCTGATTGTTCCACAAATGCTTTATAAACATTTAATGGCCATTTTACAATTAAGGATAATACAGCTGCCCAAGGAATAGGAATACCGTTAATTGCAGCATTCATTATATCCGCATTTCCAATTTCACATGCATTTTTCCAATCGCCACTTTTCAAAGATCGTAAGAAAATTCTTATTAATTCATGTTTTGTTGGTGTAAAAACATTTTCTAAATTAGGTAACGTAGAGAGATATACCGAATTATAAATTTGCGACAAAGAAATCATTCTATCTACTGGAAAACAATATTTAAATAAGAAATTATATTCTTCCGTTGCTATCATTTGTCTTCTCAGATAATCTCGTGGTGCTTCAATTCCAGGTGTGACAACTGAACCAAACAAAGATCTGAAATAGTTAACTCTTATCGACGGTGGTGGGGCGACAGGATCACCTGCGCATCTTTCATTCATTTCAGCCTGTGTTTCAATTTGCTGTTCGTCCGTGAACGTTATTGCATCTGCAATCGTTACCATCATATCAATAGGAGTTTCGACGGAACATAGTGGAAATGGATGCAAAACGCGCTCCTTGGTTCCTCCTGTTGAAAAAGTGGCTCTCTCCTTTACATAAAATGTTTTTTCGAGTGCTGCGACGGAATCTGCATCAGCAGTTTTGTTTACATCAAAAAGGGTATCTGTGGGAAGATTTGCAGGATCTACAAAATCATCAGGAGATGGTAAATAACATATTCTCACACCATAAGATATCTTTTTAAAATAATCTATTAATTGTGGCTCGGGTAGGATACCATCTATACTTATAATTGTTGGTCTGCAAGATGGTAAATCCTCGCCACAATCAGCGCATAGAACGTGATCGTTACAATCTCCGCCGCCTGAATACCGTGAACCTGGCAATTTATCTTTTGGTTCGTTTCCGTCAAAGGCACTCATCATCCAGTCGCCCCATTTATCAATATTAACCACTCCTCTTGTATAATCGCTTCTCCCAGAAGAAGTTGAATCTTTCACATAGTCCACATTGTTTCTAATCTCGTCAATGAAGGATTCATTTCCACTATAATCTTCAATTCTGATATATGGTTCCAAGAAAATATTTCCATTACCAATATCATACATTTTTGGTATAATCATTTCATTTCGCGGTTCTCTGCCAGATTGTATAATACCATCAAGAGAAGTCTTTAAGCATTCCCTTTGAGAACGAGTTTCAGTCAGTTCAGCAACAATTTCTTCAAATTCTGTAATCCAATCAGAATATTTAAGTACAAGTGATTCATAAAAAGCGGTGTCATCAGCACCGGACACAGCAAGACGACCTTCATGCCCTCCTACGCTGCCCAAAAGTTCGGCGCGGGAAAGGCCAAGAACAGCCAAATCAGCATCACTTTGATTTGCAGATAAATCTCTTAAAATAGTACAAATATATCTTTCATATTTTAAAACTTCGGGAATAACTTTCAAAGGAAAATCCAATAAACTTAAATATTGAATTTCACCCCATTGATGACGAGTAAACAGACTTATTAAATGTGACCTATATCTAGCTCGCTCGGTTCCGCTAAATGGTTTTATTAATCGATCTGCTAGGGCTTCTTTTGAGCCTCGTGGTTGACCAACTTTAACATGCCGATCATCGCCGGAACCTTCAAATCCCCCGAAATTCTGGGCGTCACCGGCACGGTGATACCAATCACTACTGAGGGGGCTCGATACTGGATGAATTGGAAAAGCGGTAGACTTAACGCCTACTCCAAGATTAGACAAACCTTTTGCTAACGCTTCTAAGAAACTTAAGGTTTCGCCGCTACTTGCTGCCCGTTGGCCGCTTTCATCAACATAATAACCCTCGTAATCTCGTTTTTTTAAAGCAATTCTCTTATCTTCACTTTGACTACTTTGTATTGAGTCAGGGTAATACGGCCCAATAATATAACCAGCATAATTGCCGGTAGTATCTTTTTTATAGCTTTTAAATGCAATACCATAACCTGGACCGGCTTGGACACGGCCTAAAAATCCAGTTTGCCATTGTGTTAATGCCTTCAGAATACTACCAGGACCATGATATTTGAAATCTGGATAAATTGCCAAGCGGCCATGATATTTGTTCACTGAATTTCCTTGATAATCAAAAAAGGCTCTTTGCTGAGAGCGAAGTTTTTGCATTGTACGTTCAGGATCCGGCTCGGCATCACAATCATCAAGTAGCCGGTTGTAAAGCATTCCTTCTTTATCATAATGTGAGGCGTCCTGCGTGGCAGCCTCATCGGTCGTTCCTAGTCTTCCGGTTCCATGCGAGCTGAAGTCATGTGTTGCATAAGTTCTTGCCCAAAATGGTTGTGCTGCTTTTTTAACAACAGGTGCTGACGCCCAGTCTGGATCTGTTCCTGAACTAGCTGGACTAAATACAGGGGGTTCCCAAGCAGGCGGATAGCTATTTCCTCTGCCAGAAGAAACTCTTTTTGCCAGAATATTACCTGTAGTGTTGTTAACGTCGTCGAAAACCCAATCGTAGAATCGACCCCATGTGTGATCCCCTTGGGCACCCGCTTTCGGAGTTGAATCTCCTGTCCAAAATTGTGAAGCCTTTAAAAATCTTATTATTTTACTCCCCGCATTAATTTCAGGATTGGAGATTCCATATCTCCAAACCGGATTATCAGCAATTAATTCTAAGCAGGAAACTTCTCTTTGATATCCACCCATTGATCTTCTTTTATAATAACAAGGGCTTGTAATCGCAGGCCATATCTCATCAGTTAACTTTAAAATATTTTGTGTGTTTAAATTTTTAAACTGTTCTAATCTTTTGTCTGGTTTAAACCAACTTTTTATTAATGTGCCGAGTTGAGCAGCATGGCCCGCGTGCAGGTTAGCTCCTTCCATTACTCCAACAATCTGATTAATGCCATTAGTGCTCAAAGTTCCCATTCGGGCGGCTTGCATCTCTTGGGTAATTTCCACAACGCCTGCGACCTCATCGAAGCTTTTAAGAACCTTATTTCCACCGTCTTCGTTTGCAAAACGAGGTTCGATATCGTTTATTGGTGGCTCAACTGCGGGGAGCCATTTCTCCATTAGAATTGAATGAGGTGACAAATCGCCTTGGCCTTTTGCAAAATCCGATAATCGTTTTGAAACCGAAAATACTTGATAACGAATCATATATTTTAATGCTTTTTCATACTTATTGTATTGTATTCCAGCTGAATTGACTGTGAAGTCTAATTGTTGATCTTTTGGCCGATTTCTGTTATAAAGTTCAATAGTTTCTTTTTGAAACGATTTGTAAAAATCAGTTCCAATCGCCAAGTTTGGTAACTCTTGATGCATCTTATTATATAATTGATAAATAACAACGGAATCAACATCTTCTGGAGCATTAGGAGCAAAGTAATGAAAACTTGCTAAAGATTTTAACAAGAACTCCAACGCAAACGATCTTATTATCAATAAAATTGCACCACTTCTATTCGCAATCTCAAATGGACTGTTTTTATTGCTAGGCATATCATTAGGATCTCTAAAGAATCTATTAATGCATTTAGTCAAATCATATTCCATCATGATTTGTTGTTTAATTAAATCAATGTCCAATAAAGTTTTATGACATGAATTTGGTTGACCTTGATAACGTGGAGGAACTAGATTAACATTTGCCATCCCAAAACCACTATCATCAGGCTTATAATTCATATAAGGAGATTCACTAATTTGTACTGTAAGACTACAGAATAAATCATTATATAATTCTTCATATGCTCCTTTTTCGGGAGTTGAAGAAAGATTATATAGGATATTATCAACAAACTGATCGCGGCCAGCTGGTGTTAATATTTCCATTCGTGTGCTTGCCGGGGCTATATCAAGAGATTTAACCCCATTACGATATAAAGGAATATGTTGGCCCCAAATTTTTGAACATAAGTCATAAAAATATCCTTCTTGTGGTTGAACCTTTTCATCACTTCTGGTTGAGGTTCTAAATTTAACTTGCAAGTTATTGTTAAATATTGCTTTTTGAACGGTTGGTTTTATAGGTTGAATTGAAATTGGGCCTGGAAAACTTACTGGTGAATTTTGAGCAGATGATTCTATCTCAAACACAACTGTATATTTATCTTTTGTTGGTTGAGTTAGTAGAGTAGATGCTGGAGATATACCGGGAACATTATATATAATTCTAAACTTTGAAGCTTTGAGGGCGTTGATTGATTCTCTAAAATTTAATGTCAATGCTTGTACATCATATTCAGAAACATTACTTCCCTTTACACTATTAATTATTGAGCCAAAATTTCCAATATTATCTAAACTTAATAAAATATTATTAAGATCGACACCAGATTCCTCAATAAGATTGTTGGGAACTCCTAATTTATACTTATTATCGTTGGTTCCTAAATTAATCTGAAATAATTCAGAATTTGAGCACATGGTTTTATAAACCTCTTTTAAGCCAGGAAGAAAATTTATGTCGCCTTCAATATTCTTGTAAGCTGGGATCGGTGAATTTCCATATTTAAGTACGTAATCCATCATGGTCTGTCCAGGGCCAAGATTTTGATCGGAATCATCGGTAGACTCAAATGATCTTCCCCCCCAAGTCTCGTTTGCTTCTTTCCACTCTAATTCTTGTTCACCAGTTGGACGAGTTGCGCCTTCTTCCCACATTCCCACACCTTGACAGTTATTCCATGAATCGTTTACTATAGACAATATCGAATTATATTTGATTGGATCGCCGCGAGGCATTGAATCCCAGCCGAACAAGGCTCCAAAAATACTTCCGCTTGGTTGTTTTCTGGTATTTGGAATTGTTGCTCCATTTGGAAGTGAGCCATAAGAATATAATCCTTTTTGAACCAATTCTTCAAAGTCTGGATTGATAATGACTTTTGAAGTTCCTTCAGTAAAAAACTCCCAAGCACTATCAATATCAACTTCTATTGTTCTTGGAACGACTACCCGGTCAATAGTTCTAGTTCCTAATGCTGGTATAAATGAAGTTGCATTTTCGTTAAAAGTCATTTTTAAAGAGTCATAAATTGTGTCTAATGTTTTTTTCGTAGCCGCCTGTTTGATAGGAGAATCTAATGAAAGAATGCCTGGTATAATTGTTCCGTCGCTACTAGCTGTACAATAAAGTTGTGGTGAGAGATTATCCCATGAACTTTTTTTGCCCAATAATCCAAGAAGTTCATTTACGCGCTTTCTATTTCTTTCTTTAGCTTTTCGCACTTGTTCAGCGATTTCTTCGGGTGTCATAGATGAATCTTTAGTTCTCAATAAAGTTTCTCGTAATTCATCATAGTTAATATCGTCCAAACATTTAAGCTCGCCTGGAACGTCGTCTGCAAGATCGGCAATCGCTGTTAATATAGGATCTTGTCCCAATAATTTGCCAGCCATAGCATAACAATTGGCAATATTATCATCAGTTTGTTCAGGACTATCTCCACAAATCGCAAGACATAAAGCTGGATAATTTTGAATAGAATTGCGGCCAATCTCTTTTGCATCGTCAGAAATTTGACAACCCAAAAGTGCGTTTCCAAGTTCACCAGGAGTAAAAGCAGTTAAGCTGGCGTTCATCCATTCAGTATATTCTTTACTGGCTTGTTTAAAAGCATGAGTTTTCCAAGGAGAACCTTCTTGATTCTTTAACCAATCCTTAATTCCTTTCTTAGTTAATGTTTGGCCTGAACTCAAATTTAATCTAGTTCTCCATTCAACAACAAGAGAACTTTCTTTAGCCCTTTCTATATTTTGGCGGGCGTTCGATAAATTTGAACCATCAGTATAAGAGAGAATAGTTGCTTGTATCTCCTCCCATGTCCTATCAACCTCATCATCTAATAATCTATCAATGTGTTGTGTGCTATTTTTTAAAACATTCTCGGCAAAAGCATCATAATCTCCCAAATATCTGGTTTGATTAAATCCTTGTAAAACACCAGCAGTTGCTCGATTACCTAAAGCAGCCCAGGCAGGCCCGCTTGAAAAGGCACTTCCAAGGAAACCACCCCATCCGGTTGCTCCAAAATTATACTGGTTATAGGTTTTTACACTTCCATCTTCCGATCTAACAGAACATTCAGTACAAAAATTAAATATCATCTTTAATAAATCCTGAACCATTGTAACAATGGTTACTAGAGCTGCTTGTTTTATTCCCTCCCACATTTGTGTAGCAATACCCTGAATAAAGTCAACTATCTCAGGATTTTGACCTTCAATCTCCAACGTAGGAAGAAAAAATACGCTTTGAACATCAGTTAATAATTGTGTTGTAGATCTCAAAAGATCGTCATTGAGTTCTCCAATTCCAAATTCAGTATCAACATTAACACAGTGCAAGGCAGATTTTATAAGTTCATCTAAACCAGTTGCATTAAGAATTTCAGAAAACAGGCTATCAACGTCATGAGCAATTTCTGAAAGATTTTTAATATTTCCAATAATTTCATCACCAACAAAATCTGATACTGTTGCTAAATTTTTATCTAAATCCTGTAAATTTGATGGCTCTTCAACCCATTCTTTAAATTTTACAACGTCTTCTTCAGTTTTTACGGGACTTTGATTATCTTTGTTAAGTTTCTCATTGGTTGCGGGTGCTACATTTGTAGATTGTGGAAATTGTTCACCAAATTGAAATTCTGGAGGATTGAGGATATAATCCTTTAAAAACGAAGTCCACGATATGGGTGTATTATTAGAATGAATATCATCTATTTTATCAAGCTTAGATAATAGATAAATTGCCCGCTTATCTTGAATGTTCCGATTTTCTAAAAAGGTGTCGAGTCCTTTATTAGCTAAAACTGGGCGAGCGCCGTCATTAAACCTAACAGATAATACTTTATATTCGCTATCGGTAAAAAGCGTTATTAACGTGGATTTGGCAGAAGAAAACTCAATCTCATTTTCCAGCATTAAATTACTTAAAGCAGGTATTACGCCCAATAAACTTGTGGACAATCGATCAGAATCCAAGCCGAAAATTTTACCTTGGAATTTCTTTATTTCGCCAAAATATTTTATTAAAAAACTATTAGCACTGATTATCTTTTCATCGATTCCAAAAGTATTAATATTTATTTCTTTTAGGCCGGTGCGGTTTATTGTTGGCGCATCTTTATATTCTAACCCGTCTACTGTATTTGATGGAAGTGAAATTAATACCTTCATCTTTGCGCCGGGACGTTCAGAAACATAATATTCTTCAGTTAAAACACTATTAAGAACAGAAGAATTTGGTTTCCTGCTATAATAATTTAAAATTCTTTGAATGCCCGAGCCAGTGCATGAATTCATTCTATCCTGTAAAAGTTGTCCTCCGGTATTCAAATAATCAGATATGACAGTAACTGAATATCTTTCAGGGAATTTTTGTATCTTTGGCTCATCTAATATATGGATGTGTGGTGGTGAGCCTCTTTTTCCGAATTGAGCTTCACATTGAGGATAGCAATTGCTTTGAGATTCTTCAACAACCCAATTCACTATTTTATGTTTATGTTTAATTCTCGAATCTTGTAGGTGTTTATGTTCTAGCGCCCATCCGTTTCCATATTCATCCACATTATATTGATGAATATGATCGGCATCTTTTGTAGTTTTGCCAGCTGGAGGATATACTTCCGTTTTTGGTTGATAAAATGGCTTACTCCTGTTATTGTTTAAGGTCCAATCAACCGAAATCATAGGCTTGGATTTTTTATGATTAATGTTTGCCATATTTAATTAACAAAATTCCAGCGACTCAAATAACTTTTCTTTGCCTGATATCCGATATAATTTGTTCGGATCAATTCAATATTAGACTTTATTGTTTCAAGATCTGTCATCGAAGTTGTATTATGAGCACTCGTGGTATTTTGTCCCACAGAATCAACAACTTCACTCTTTATAACGCGAGTTTTGCCATCGATACCTGCATGTGTATGAGCAGTGACTGCTGAATTTAGCTCATGTTGAAATTTTAATAGCGT